CACCGCGGTAGGCGATAAACACCAAATTGTTGTCCGCGCCCATTCCTTCACTGACCGTGTTGTAAGTGTGGTCCAATACACCTGGTTGCCACTTTGCCTCAACTGGCTCCTTAGATAAGGTGCCACGTTGGTTGCTGAGCTGGAACAAGTTGTCAACACTAACCGCCTGGCCCTGGTTGATGGTGTCTGCGGACAGCACACCAATCGCCCATTCACCAGTCAAGTTGCTGAAGCTTGCCCCACTTGCAAATAGCTGCACACATGCAGCCAGCGCGCGACACTTAGCACCGTTAGCAGTTACGAAGGAATAGCCTGGGGCGTATCCATCGTATGCAACTGGTGCAGCATCCACGGAGGCATTAAATGCGAGCTTAGCCTGACCAGGACGTTGCGGCTGCAAGATTAAATAGCCACAAGTCAAGATTCCTCCGGTGTTTATGGTTCCATCATATACAAACCTCTGCACTATGCCCAACTCACCCGAATAAGGACGAGTAAGCTCAGCATTGCATGGGTCAATAAGTATCTTCTGATAGGGTGTCAACATGGTACGACCAACGCGCGCCCGGGTTCTGCGCGCGCCTTTGACCGGCTTAATTCTCTTGCTCTTTGCCATGCTTAGGCGATTGTACTGCCGACTGCGATCGGGGTTGCTGCTTGGGATAGCTCAGTTTGGTATTTTGTACCGGGGGCCTGCTGGACAACTAGGGATATCTGCGTGGCACGTATGTGTTCTTCCAATGCCACCTGCTCGTGCGGTAATATGCCGTAAGCACGAGCAAAGCTCCACCTGGTATCCTCAGTGATAGCTGCAGCTTTTCGTTTTCCTTCTTTGTCGGCCGCGTATTGCAAACCACTAATTTGAAGCTCCATGAACTTGCAGCGGCGCGATTTCTCCCCGCAGCGCATGCCCATTAAATAGAACTCCTGCAATATCGGCACTCCAGAGGCAAGGGACAGTCCAGCGCTGCCAATAGCATAAAACAGCTGTTTGACGTAGGCTGTCCTACACATCTGTTGATACCCAGCATAGTCATTGTTCAGCGCCCTCTTCACATTGCGCACCATCCTCCAGCCATCGCCCACCCAAACTGGCTGGGTCTGGCAAAAGATGATGCGTTCGAAGACGTCCACTGCTTCCTCAATGACCATGTTGTATCCAAATGACAGGAAATATTCCTGTGCCCCAGACATGTAGTTGTCATAATCCTTCCTCTCCA